TGTGGATGAAGTGTTAAAAGACCTCGCCTCTCGTAAGCCTGAGTTAGCAACCCTCCTGATTCAATGAGCGCAGCGGTTCAATCCTACGAAGATGCGTTGAGTTCGGCTCTTGCTTATCAAAGCGAGCTTGACGCAATTGTGTCCGGGGAAGCGCCTGCCGACCAACCCGGAGCGGGGGGGGCGTTTGCGGAGTATCAGTTTGAGCCAGCCAGATATATAACTGATAAGTTGGGCTGGCAAGCGTGGGATGGTTCTGATGAGCATCCGGGGCAAGTGCAGATTCTTGATGCGTATGTGCGAGCTTTACAACAGCAGCATGAGCGTCAGAAGTATGAGCGAGATCAAGAGTACGATGAAGACACTTGGCAGCCAGGTCAGCAGATTCTTAATCGTATCAGAGTTGAGTCCGGCGATAATCAGGGTAAATCTAAATTAGTTTCGGGCCTTGTCTGGCATTTCTTTTCCTGTTTCGAGCACTCGGTTGTCTACACGTTCGCGCCAAGCGCAAAGCATCTACGAAGGGTTCTATGGAAGTACATCAAGCAGGATTCAACGGGCAAGAGTTTACCCGGTATCGTACTTGATGATTGCACCCTGAAAGACCCTAGCAATGCAGACCATTTTGCGGTAGGCATTGCTACAGATAACACGAAAGGGCTAGGGCGTGAGCGGATACAAGGTCAGCACCCGCCTTATATTCTCATTGTAATAGATGAAGGGCCGGGCGTTGCTGATTATGTTTACGATGCGCTTGATAACATTACCAGTGGCGGTATCTGCGTAATAATAGAGCTTGGTAATCCGACTAACACAATCTGCCGCTTTCATGAGGAAGGCTCGAAACCGGATTGCATAAACTTTCGCCTTGATGCTCTTTATCATCCGAATGTAATCGCAGATCGTGAAATTATACCCGGTGCGGCAACACGGCGCTTTGTTCTTAATAAGATTTCAGAGTGCGAAGTCGTAGAAAAGCATTCGACTGATGATTACACTTTTGAGTTACCCTGGCAGTTAGGTGTGATTTACAAGCCAACGCATGAAGTCTTGACGCATGTTCGCGGTATTCCACCTGCCAATATCTCTGACAGAAATCTGATACCTGCGGGAAGATTCGAGGCGGCAAAGGATAGGAAGGCGAGTGATGATAATCCTACGAAGGCTCGTGTAGGCATTGACGTGGCTCGCTTCGGCAAAGACTATGGCACGATGTACATTCGCCACAATGGTAGAGTCTGGCGTGCTGTGCAGTTTCATGAGCTGAATTCAATCCACTATTACCAGAAAATCAGGCAGATACTTTTAGAATTACCTCAGTCAATTAAAAGCCTCCATGTTCGTATTGACGCGGGCGGCGGTGAGAACAGCGGCGGAGTAATTGACAACCTCAGCATAGACGAAGAACTAAAAATTCGTTTTCCTGATTACCAAATCCTAACCTGTCATTTTGGCGGTAATCCGAAGAATGAGGCTGCTTATCGAAACGCTATAACCGAGTGGATGGCTGATGTCGCGGAGACATTGAAAAGCATCTCTGTTTCTTCGCCCCCACAGCAACTCCAATCTGATTTATGTAAGCGCGAGTACGATTACACGAACTGGAAAGGCAAGCAGGTCAAGGTTGTAGAGGATAAAGCATCATTTCGTAAACGTCTTCATCGCTCCCCCGATGACGGCGATGGCTTCGTGCTGGCCGTGGCGGGGGATCATTTGTTTAAGAAAGCCGAGTTCAGCACTCACGAATTTCTACGCTAGTGGCAGAAGCAAAAAACAATCCATCATACGAATGCGCCGCATACTCGCGCCAGATGCCCGATTGGCAGATTGTAAACGACTGCTATCGAGGCACAAGAGCGATACGGGCAAGAGGAAAGGACTATCTACCGCAGGAACCTGCCGAGAGTCCGCGCGCCTATGAAATCCGTCTATGTCGTGCAATTTTCTGGAATGCTTTTAGGCGAACGATTCAAGGGCTTGTCGGTATGAAATTCAGGCAAAATCCGAAGATTGAAAAAGACGTGCCGCCTGAGATTGTAAAGCACCTTGAGAATATTGATTTGCAAGGCAACCACTTTGATGTTTTTTCAAAGCGGGTTGATGTCGCTGCGACGATTGACGGACACACATTTATTCTTGTTGAGATGCCCCCGAAGCTAACAGGGAATCCAACCCTAGCTGATGAGCGCGCGTCGGGGCGGCGTCCTTATTGGGTGCATTATTGCAAGAATCAGATTCCAAACTGGCGAACCGAGAACCGAAATGGTAAGACGGTTTTAACGCGAGTCACGATTAGAGAAACGGTCTGCGAGCCGGATGGGGAGTACGGTGAAAAAGAAGTAACTCAATACAGAGTGTTGACACCTGGCGCATGGGCCGTTTATCGAAAGAGCGAGAGCGACGCAGGCGTGTATGTGGAGGTTGATTCCGGTGACACGAGCCTGGATGAAATCCCTTTAGTTGCTATTTACACAAACCGGACAGGTTTTTTTGAAAGCGACCCACCGATGCTTGGAGTTGCTTTAGAGAATCTGCGTGAGTACAGATTACAGTCTGATTTAGATCATATTTTGCATGTTGCAAATGTTCCTATACTTGTTCGTGTTGGCGCATCTGACCCTAATAAGCCGCTTGAGGTTGGTCCGAATTCTGTTGCCGATGTCCCGCTTGATGGTGATTTGAAATATGTCGAGCATAAAGGCGAAGCCATAGGGAAGGCTCAAGAAGAGATTGTAAAGGCGAAAGAGAATATCGCCGCATTGGGGTTGGCGACGTTGGCTGACAAACCGCAAGTTCAGCAGACGGCAACGGAGAGTGTGCTTGATTATGAGTCTGAAACGTCAGAGCTTTCCTCGATGGCGCGCGGCTTGGAGGATGGGCTTGAGCAGGCACTGATGTACCACGCGATGTATTTAGGCTTACCAGATGGCGGCGGCGTAGAAGTGAATAAAGATTTCGGTCGCGTCAAACTTACGCCGCAAGATATTCAGGCTTACTCTGTGATGGTTGGCAGTGGGCAGTTGTCAGTTGAAACACTGTGGGCGATTCTTGCGCGTGCTGACAGTTTGCCCGATGGTTTTGATGCGGATGAAGAAAAGAAGCGTATCGCTGACCCGCTGAAAGCCATTCAAATCGAACGCGCCAAGCTCGGCCTTGAAGCCGACAAGCAAGCAATGACGGGCAACCCGATTGATATTCAGCGGCGTATTATGGAAGGCGCAAGTGGAGTGACGAATTGATGGCAGGCAAGCATCAAATCTTTTCATCAAAGAAAAGCACTCGTCAAAAAGCCAATCGTTCTTGGAGGCGAAAGGCAAACGAGCGAGTGAAAACTGTAAAGTCCTCAAAGCCTAACACTGTGAATCCGACATTGAGCAATCGCCGAATGAAGCCGTTAGAGTCAACGAAGCAGGCAGATGAAGGTTTCTCAAATACTCCTAAGCTGGTATGAATCGAGATAGTTTCATCTCACTACTCGTTCGCGCCGTTCAAGACAGGCTGATTACGGAATCGAAGGCGAGCGAGCTACTGCGGGCTTTTGATAGAGGCGAGATTGAAGAAAGAGACCTACCTCAAACCGTAAGTGAATCATCTGAGCCAATTGATAGAAGGCGCATGGAACTTGCTCTTGTCGGCTTGCTTCTTTTTCTCGGCTTAAAGCGCGATGCAAGTCTTCCCCGTTTCTCTGGCCTTGCTCAGAGGCGATTGCTTGAAAGCCTATTATCCGAGTTCGCCTCTCGCGCTCGATTGCTTGCGACGGCGTATGGAAGAGCAGAGAGCGTTCTGATTTGGCAGCAGGGAATGCAGGGGTTGATTACGGACACTATGATTCAGGCTCGAATGCTTGGCGCAGGTCACGTGTTACTTGCGGATGAATTGTTATTGCTCCAATCGCCTATCAATACGCAGTTAACTTTTCTCAGTCGCTTCGCTGACAAGATTACAGTGATGGAATTAGCAGGCACGCCGTTGAGCGTTGCTCAAATTGGTAGCCGCGCTGAGTCTTATGCTGGAGCTGCGCGCGGTCAGTTCTACGCAGCGAAATTGCAGGGCGAATCCGGTCTTGTTGACTATATTGCGCTTGATGATGGCTCGACCTGTGCGTCTTGTTTTGACGCTGATGCAGGTTCGCCGTATCCTGCCAGTCAAGCGCCGTTGCCTGGGGATATTTGTTATGGCGGTTCGCGCTGTCGTTGTCGTCTAGAAGTAAGGGCCGCATGAAGTCGCCAATTGGGTTTATCAGGTCCTATCCTAAGTTAATAATCAGACCAAATTTCGAGCCGCAATATTAGGGCGGGGATTTGATCGTTGTTGGCTCCAGTCCCGTGCTGTCAATAGAGAGTTTTGATAACGGTGACGATGATGAAAAAGATCAAGCAAAAACCG